GTTTCCCAGTCACGATCTTAAGTGCCATGAAATCCTCTTTGTAAATCACCAGTCCCCGCAAATCTGAACCGTAGCTTCGGCCGGGTCGACGTTAGCGGAGCCGTCGGCGTTGTGAAATCCGACCGTACAATCGCCGACATTTTTCGTCACGGTGAAATTCTGGTCGATCGACGATGTGATTTGAACGTGATAATACGTATCTGAAAAGCTCGTCGAGAATGTGATTTTAATGCGACCCAGCGAAGTTCGAGTCATGCTCGAAACGCCCTTGCTTTTTCGGTTCGTGAGTGTGCTGCTTGCGTACGTCCATGTCACTTGCACCTTCGGAATTCGCACGTTGTTTGCAAGCCGGCCCGGTGTCGCAAAAACAGTCGTCGACGAGTCGCTGCTCATCTCGCCTGTTGTCGCTGCTGCCGGTATCACTCCCGAGGCAATCTTCGCAGCCGTGACTGCCTCATCTGCAAGTTCGTCGGTCCCAACAGCCCCGGTCGCGATCTCGGAAGCACCAACGGCTCCCGCTGCAATTTTTGCAGCAGTAACAGCGTCGTCGGCGAGCTTGGCAGTAGTAATCGAACCGTCTGCGATTGTCGGCCCGGAGCCAAGTCCAGTTGCAACGCCATTAACATACGTGTCGCCACCGCCACCCGTCCCGGTCACGCCAGCCGTAGCACCTACACCAACGCGAATACCACCGGCAGGCCACAGCGAACACTGCGAAATTATCAACGTCGGTTCTGCTGCATCGGTCTCAGTCAGGTCAATTTTGTGAGTTACCGACGCATCCCTCGTCCTCTGTATCAAATTCGGAGTCACAACAATATCGGTATCACCAGTGATATCACCGCTATCGTCGTCGCGAATCCGAACGGAGGTCGATGCGACTGTCGTCCGCTCGGTCGACGATGCTACGCCACTATCGTCGTCGGCCACGATAAAATCATCTCCGACCAATCGTTTTTCGCCGGCGATATCTTGCGATAGATTGGTCAACCCGCCAGACTCAATTAAACTCGCCGGCCGCAATGCAATTGCGGCGACACCACCGGCCACCGACGATACAACCAATCCGCTGAGTTGGTCGAACTCGATCGTGCTTGCAGCGCCAGTCGGCGAGCCGTCGGCCTCGCGCACGACAACCGCCGCCGTCTCGCGAAACGAGAATGGATTGATCGATACAACACAAGATAGATTGCCAGTCCCCGCCGGTTTTTTCAACACTCGCACTGGCCCGAATACGGCCGAAGCGAACTCGGTTACACTCGTCGTCGGAACCGCGTATGCGTGCGAAGCATCGGTAAAATTCACATTCGCTATTGTAATCCCGGCGAGGCACGCAACACCGATGTCGCCGCTGTCGAGTGGCTGGAGCAATACGCACACAACGTCGGCCGACGCCGACGGCTGGATACCAGCGAAGATTGGATCGTCTTCGAATTCGAGCGGTAGACTCGTGTGCGAAACGAGCGGGTCAGTAATCTTCAATATACCCCATTGAGGTATACTGCCGACAGAATCATTCCGAACTAGGATTTCCAGGCTCGCAAATCTCAACTCATTCGCGCTTGCAATCGCGCCGTTACCACGACCGGATCGTCGGGACTTGCGAGTATTATCGAGTATGGCATTCCACACCCTCGCTGAGATCTTGAGTGGATCGCCCGGGACCGCTCGATCGTGCAATAGATTTCCGACGCTCAAATTCCAACCTCCAATTGATGAAAGTTGGTATACCAGTAGACTTGCTGGACGTAGACGTGCCGTGGAATCATCGTCAGGACACCGCCGTCAACAACCTTTCGGTATGTCACCCAGAGGTAATCCCAACCTCGTTTACTCGTTACGGTGATCGAACCAATTGCTATGTTCTCCTGGTTGGGTGATGCAGAGAAATTGTGAGTTACACTCCACCCTTCGCCGGTTGTAAACGTGCCCTCGGCACCGTCGTACCGCACTTCGCCGGCGAGATGCTCCTTGAACTTTGAATTGTTGACAGTACCAGTCAGTTTGACGAGCGTATTGTAATACGCAAACGTTACGTTTTTCCTCTTGATGGTGATGGTGAAACTCGGATTGGGCGCGACGATCTCGCACCCCTCGACGCCATCCTTTGTGACTCCAATTGCACCTTTGACGTCGGGGGCCGGATCGGCCGCGTCGTGCGTGTATCTCGCCACATCCTCGACTGCCTGCGTGATTTTGACAGTCCCGCCGGTCGTCGAGAATGAGAAGCCTGGACCGAGATTTGAATCGGCCGTAACTGGCTCGGGAACCTGCACGTCCTGCCCAAGGGCCTCTCCTGGCGGTATCGCACCGTAAAAAACCTCGGCTGTGAATATCGACGGGCCGACCTCTTTGAGTCTCACTCCCTTGCGATAAAGCCCGAAGAAAGATACTGGTGCGTTTTCATATACCGCAGTCAATGCAATAGTATCGTCGGGCGTGCCATGCACCAGCAACGAGCGGACGTGATCGCCATTGTCGTTTGTTATATCGAGTTCGTTGCCTATCAGTTCGTAACAAAGGACTGGCATTGATACTCTCCACGGCAGGCCAGGAGGAATGAGGCGAGTTTACACCGATGATCTGTCGGTCATCCGAATCGCCAGTTTCGATTCATATCCCTGACGCCGCCAGCAATCTGACCAAGTTGTATATTCGCCTCGCGTTGCAATTCTTCCATCGAACTCCGCTGACTGCTGAACTGAGCGTTCGTTCGCGTGCCACCGAGCAGCCGAAATGCCCCCTGGATTTGCTTCGCCAGCCCGGCGAAATCTCCGCGACCGGCAGCAGCGGCAATAGCGTCGGCGTTGAGTTTTTCCAGGTCGGCCTTCGCGTCGTCGAGATCCTTCCGGGCCGCCGCGATCTGTCCGTCGCGGAACCGACGACGGGCATCATCTTCGGCCTTGCGCAAGTTGTCGATTTCACGAATCATCTGATCGCGTTCGTTGTTGATCTCTTCGTCGGTCCGATCGCCACTCAATAATCCGGTCGGGTCGTTCCGTTGCAGCCATGCCCAGAAATTGATAAATGACTTCGATATATCATCGATGATACCACCATACAATCCGACAATCCAGTCTTTGAATCCGATCCATAGGTGAGTCAATCCGAGGACGGTCGCTTTCCACGTTGCCGTCAAACCCTTGCCGACAATCCCGGCGGCCGCCACGAGGTCGCCGGACGCGAACGCCGCTTTGAGTCCATGCCATGTCGATTTGCCGATTTCGCCGATCTCCGCGAACGCGTCGGCGGCTTTACCGCGAGCGTCGCGACCCTCTTTGGTGAGCGTCAGGAACGCGGCTGCAAGACCGCCGACGGCAAGGATTGCAATTCCAAACGGCGAGGCCAGAAACCCTATTGCACCACCAAGCAACGTCACTGTAATTGTCAGCGCTTTGAGTGCCAGTCCAACCGTTGTTGCAACGAGTCCGAATCCGAATATCGCACCGGCTCCGACCGCCATAGCAACGACAAATCCCGGGTTGTTCTTCAAGAATTCAGCGATCGATTTCAGGATCGGGGCGAACGCCTGAACTAGCGGAGTCAACGCAGATTGCAACGATATAATCGACTTCCGCCACTCCTGTTGCGCGACCGCAGCAGCACGTATCGACTTGTCGTCGAGGATCGGGGCATCTGCCAGTAAGTCCTTGAACCTCGCTGGATTCTCAAGTATCTCGTCGATCGATTTACCAGCAACGTCCGCAGCGAATTGCAATCGCTGCATCTGCTCGATCGTGAAGCCCATCTCCTGCGCGAGTCTGTGAATCCCGGCCGCCCGATCGACGCCACCGACAAACAACGCGGCAAACGGAGCCAATGCCCCGGCACCAATTAGCATAGCACCTTTGCCAACCTTGATCAGGCCGTCGGCAAAGGCGTTGAGTCGATCTTTGATCTTTGCAAGCGACGGCCCGATACGATCGCGGAGCGACACCTCAACGTACGCTCCGCCTGCTCGCACTTCCTTCCCTTTGCCGCCGCTGCTATCGGTTGGCACGATTAACCCCTCGTCGATCAGGTATCACTCGCCAAACAGGCCGATTTTTATATAGTTCCAGCCAGTCTCGTTCTCGCGTTCAATCTCTGCTTTCGTCTTCACACGACGTTCGCCGTACGGATTGAGTCTCATGACATCGCCTGCATTTCCTCCGAATATTGCTACGATCTGCCATGCCGCCAGTTCGCCGAGGAACCGACGGCGACCATTCGACATCGCGAGCAACTCACGCAACGTCAACTCGCCTGGTAGTACGCCGACGATACCAGCGAGTTCGTAGCAATGTTCCAAGAGGTCGACTGGCTCGATTAACTCTCGATCCCTTCCCGTTCCAGTCGATCCATCGCTTGATTCGCTTTCTCGATGCTTTGCGCATTGAGGTTGTCCATCGCCTGAATGAACCGGTTCAGGAGCTTGCACCGGTTGCTCGGGAAAAAAAAAGCGAGTGCCGTCAGGAACGATCGCGTCGCATGTTCGAGTGAGTCGCCGGAGAATCGCTCTGCGAAAACATCAAACGACTCATCGAACTTCGGATCGACGATAGCTTGAATTACCTGAACGAGGAGTACGACATCGCCAGCGATTCGCTGAATTTCTTCGACGACACGGTCGCTCCTGGCAAGGTCGACACCTGCGATTTGCTTGATCCTGGCAATCGTAGCAACGTCGATTTTCATCGTCCAGCGCTTACCAGTTACGTCGGTGAAACAACCTTGCATTCTGTCGTCGGACATTGATACTCTCCCTGGCAGGCCAGGAGGAATGAGGCGAGGTTACACCTCACTGGCAGCCTTACTTCTTGAATGTTCCGGCAAACGCCACTGCGAATTTTGGAAGCTCCCTGTCCATTGCCGGACGCATGAACGGGTTGCCGCGATACCTCGAAACACGCGAGCGACCAGACCGCAACCGAGTTGCAATCGTGCCACCCTGTTCGAGGAGCCTGGGGGCCGTCCACGAGGTTGGCACTCGACTGCGCAACGATGAATTCCTGAACTCGGCAGGGCCGATAACGACACTCATTTTGTCGCTTGTCAACGCAAAAAAAATCAACTCTTTGAGTGGAGATACCGGCCGTCGAACCACCTGGCCTTTCGCCTTCGTAGCCCGCGTGAAACTCCCGGCCCGGTGAACCTTCGGTGGCCGACCTGGCTCGGCAGAGCCATTGCCATACTTCAAGGAAGACTTTGCCGCCTGACGGACGTACGCCCCGACTTTCGACAGGCCGCGAGCTGCCATTGCTGGCAACCTCGCTCGCACTTCTTTTGAATCGAAAAACGAGCCTCGAACCCCGTCGATCTTCAGATTCGCAATTGAGTCGATCGAAGATTTCATGTCACGCCGCATCCGCGTAGGTGATCGTCGGAGTGCCACTCACCGCTTCGCCGATCGTGACGACCTTCGGGTAGCCGTCGGTCGACAGGCCTGGCTTGAGTTCGAAGTTTGCGAACAACGCACCGACCCCGGTCGATTGATCCTCGCCGGTTTGATTCACGTTGAAATGAGCACGAAATCCACTCGACCCTTCTTTGGTCAACGCCCCGTTTACGATCAAAATATCGAGGAGGCTCGACGACGATCTCGACGCTGCGAGCAGGGCCTGATACCCGGCATTCGCGTCGTCGACACGAACTTGTAGTGTGACCGACAGATCGATGAGTGTCTTTGCATTCAATACAAACTTCGTCTCGCGAGTCTGGAAGCTAGACATCTGCCACGGCGGTGCTACCTGCACGTCGCCGGCAAGTGTGATTTCCGTCCACGTCGGCGATCCATACGTTCCGGTGTTTCGAAAAACCTTCGCGTTGATGCCAGCCTTCGCTCCGCCCGATGCTGCCATTTTATAGCACCTCTTCGAAGATGAAATTGATTTCGGACCAGAACAGTTTACCTTGCAGTTTTTCCGGCACGTAAACAACGACATCGGCGGACCGCGTCGTCAGCTTTCGTGTCGTCGCAAAAACGAGAGGATCGCGCGAGTAGTCGAGCAGATCGACGACGTAATCTTGTACGAACTCAACTCGTTCTTTGATCCACGATTTCGTCGGCTCGCCAGCACTTTCGTATCGCTCGATTACAACGGCCGTCAGGTCGTAAGTGTGTACGTCCTCACCCCTTGTTATCGGTGAGTTACCGTACTTCGTCGGGACGAAAAATACACTCCGACCGGATCGATCCTCGAACGCATACGGCAGCAGGAAATCCCACAAAACTTCGCTCGGTGCCGTTGGATTCCACGCGTCTGAAACCGCGTCTACCACCGCGTCTGCGACCGCTTCAATCCTGCTTGCCACGGTCGCTACCTCACGTTACACTCACTAGCTTTGTGTGTATCCGATATACACCAAACCCAGTGTCGGAATACCTCCACGCTGGTTCGCCGGTTCCTGGCGTACAAACCTCGAACACTCTTACTGTTGAGTCGATTACTTCGCGAATCCGATCGCCGATCGCTGGTTCTCCGAAATCTTCGAGGTCGGCAACGGCGATCAAGAAATCACGATCTCCAAACTCAACTCTCGGACCACCTTCGATCGTCGACACGAAAACCGTGCGACCGGAAACAGCTACGACACTCACCGAGAGCGAAGCACGAGTGTACGTCACGGTAACGCCAGCCGACGATTTCAGCTTCGAGTTCAACCAGTCGCGAGCACGAGAGAATAAACTCACAAGTTACCCTCGGACACCAACTCAGTTGACTGAGTTGGTGTTACTCCACTCATCCTTCCTGATATCGAACTCGGAGTTCGTCGAGCGCCACTCGTGCGGTCGTCGTGCCGGAAGTCTTTTCTACGTGCGCGAGCAAACCGAATGGACCGGTTGCAGCATTGACATTGAATGTAGTCGCCGGCAGTACGTTGACGCCATCGACGTACAACTGTACGTCTGCCGGATCGCGCATATCGATCCAGAGATGAACGCGATTTGCTACTGCGCTCCCCTGCGTCACGTCGACGGTTGTATCGGTCGCTGCGACTTCAGTCGTGCCGTCGTCGCTTTCCGCTTTGAGATCGAGAGCGCCGCCGTCGAGGTGGAAGAATACAGACTCAGCGATTGAGTCCGCGTCGGTCGTGTGCGTTGCATTTGCGACCCCGACGTTGATATCGACAGCCGCTCCACTGCCAGCATCGGGAAAGCGGAGAACCACTTCGACAATCGCATTTGCGGTTTTATCGAACCGATCCACCGAGAAGAGATCGATACACTGAGCCTCGTTGGTTGCAGTGAGTTCGATCGAGTGAGTGCCGCCGAGAACCTTCGGATACCCGAACGCTCCAACGGCCTGCGTACCGGTCGGAACCGACAGGAATGCATCGCGATGGACGTCGATATCCCAACGTGGATCGGCGTTGAGATCGATCGATACAGTCGTCGCAGAAGACGACACATCGCCGACGACGCGACCGAGATAGAAATCCCGGTCGTTCACCTTTCGGAAAGTCGCCACGGACGCCGATCGATCCCACCACGCTTCGCCACCGTCGAGAAGTGCATACCCGGTCGACTTCGGAAGATTGAAAATACCACTGTCTTTATACGCAATCAACTCACCTACCGTCCCGGCGGTCGTCTTTTGCATTACGCCAGCACGCCCGCTCGCCAGTTGCTCGACGTCGCCGGTCAGCGCCGCTACCGTTAGTGTCTTGTATATAAGCCCTTCGTTTCGCGCCAATTGTGCTTCGGCCATTGAATCCTCCCATAGTTTCGATTGCAATTGCATGGCAATGAATTACCATGCAAACATGTTGTGTCACTTCTTTCCTTTCGGATCGGCGTCGACGTTCCCGACACTGGATTCGGCCGGATCGACGAGCTTCGCGAGGCCGGTCCGGATGATCGATTCGAGCATGCCAGGAGGAATAACGGAGGCCGGGACTACGTCGCCGTCGGCGTACATTGTGCCATCGCAGGACACCGCTTTGAGAAACTGAATCACGGACGAACCTCTCTGTGTATCGATTGAATTGATTGACATGCAACTCACATGTCAATCAATTCTTCATTACGCTGTCTGTTTCGAGATACCTCGCCAGTCTTTGAACGTGACGCCGATGGTGTGTTGAATATCGAATCCGACGCCGTACTCGCCTCCCTGGTCGATCTTCCACATTCTCGTCAGTGGAAGCTTGCCGCGACCCTTGAGATATCCGACGACGATCGGCGTAAACGTCGCACTCAACCCGTACCAGGTCGTCGACGAGCCAGCGTACGTGACCTTCGTCAGCGGATGAGTCAGCCCGTTGTCGAGTCGGGAATCGGCGACGGTAGTGATGCCGAAATTGGTGAGCGGATTATTCGCGCCTCGCACGGTGTCGGTTGTGCCGGCGATCACGACGACAGCGCTGCCGAGGACACTCAATGCAGTTTCGTAGAGTGCCTGCGGAACTATCAGGTGAGTCAACGGAATGTCGAGATTAACACCGTTTTCGCGAATCGTCGACATTGCAACTCGTGCCGCCGACACGTTCGCCAGCGTAAGCGGCTTGCTGGTCAGCAGGTTGCCGTCGGTTGCATTGAACACCGACCGGCCCGTTTTCGTGAGTGTCGGCGCTTCGTAAATTGCGCCATAAACCATGTCCGGACGGAGTCGCTTCGCCGACATTCCCATTTGAACTGGCACCTCGGACAGGACGCCGAGGTTGTCGTTTTGAATTGCAATTTCATCGAACGACGATTGTCGCGCGAATCGCTTGACTTTGAATGTTTCGACGCCGTCGCTCCATTCGAAGTGCTCGGCTTCACCGTTCTCCGGCAGCTCGGTGAGCGACCCTGCGAGATTGAGCTTTGGCAACTCGTTGAGCTTGTAGTCGTTGACTTCGAGATCCCACGTCAGTCCCTCGGTTGTGTCCGGGGACTGCATGTACTGGTCGAGGAGGATCGCATTGTACGAGGTCGAAAAGACATTCACGAACGACCCGGTCGAAAACGAAGCCTGGATCATCTCGTCGCGAGAGTGAGGTGCTGTGAGGCCACGGGCGCGAAGGGCCAGCGATCCGAAGTCGACGGCCGAGACTCGACCGAGACGCCATGCGCGGTCCATCACCTGGTTGAATCGAGGATCGTTCGCACCAGCCGTGAGCCATGCCGGCAATCGAGACTCAACCGACTTTCGAGCTGCAAGCGAGCACCGTTGCAGTCGGGCCTGGAAGCCACCGAAGTCGAACGAAGGCGACAGTCGAAGTAGTGCGGCTGCCTGAATGACGTCAAGCGACACTTCACCGCCGCCACGCGAGCCTTGCGAAGGAGAGCCTGGAACCGGACCGGTCGGCCGACTTGCTCTGAGATTCACGAGGATTTCGGACTGGACTCGTTCGAGTGGCCAGCCCTTTTCGATTGCGTGCGCAGCCAGCGATACCTTCCGTCCGGAAATATTAACTTCCGGATTGCTATGTTCGTTACATAGCTTCGTGATTTTCGCAGTACGATCGCGTTCCGCCTTGATCGCCACGTCGGCCGATTTCGCAGTCGTCGGGGGCAATTCTTCTTCGGTTGGTTCGGCACTCGCGGTCGTTGCAGGCGGGGCTTCTTCGGTCGGTTCGGTACTCGCGGTCGTCGCTGCCGATTCCGCCGGGTACTTGCTATTGTATTCGATCGTCATTGCTGCCCGTTGCTGGTCGGTCAGTCCGGACGGGTCGAAGCCGAGCGAGGTCACCCAGTCTTCAAACGTTGGCATACTTCCCCCTTTGATTCTCGATTTACCACGCGAAACTACAACTGTCGTATTCGGGTCTGCGCCGATCACAACGAAGGAAATCTCGCGAGGAGTGAACCCGCGAGCAATCCGAACGGGGCCATTGTAACTCTGCCCGTTCACCGTAACAGACTCACCGGTGGCAACAAAATCCATTCGGTCGGCGTCGCCACCAACGGACGCTTGCCACACGTATCCGGCGTCGGCTCGCTCGATTACTTTCGTTGCGTAATCGTACTCGTTCGCGTCCGGCTTCGTCGGAGTGAATCGGCCTTTCGCGATAATCTTCCCGCCGACGACCTCGACCGAATCAACCACACCGACAATAAAATCGATACTCGGATAGTGGTTGTATAACGCCGGAATCGGCCGATCCACTTTGTTGATCGAGTCGATATCGATAATCACTCGATCCATAAAGAAATCGAGGTCCATCGGACTGCCGGTATTCGCAACCATTTCGAAGCGTCGGACGCCAGTCGGATCGGATTGCGGGGACGGCACCGACGCTTCGCAGCGAATCGAAAGGACTCGATTCGTAGATTTACTATCTTGCTTCGGAGTCGCGTTGCTATTCTTCGGCATTGCCATCCTCGCTTCGTTGAGTCTCATCTACGCCCGTATCGCTTGCAGGCCCTTCGCTGACTATTGGATCTTGCGCAATACCATTCGAAAAACCATTGCTACTACGCCAATCGCGCTCGATCTTCTGCTGTTCGAATTCGTCTTCCCAAATCAATAACAGCCGCTACCGCCCCTACTTTCAAGAGGGTGCGGATATTACCCCTGCCGATCGTGACTGGGAAAC